AATACCGCCACAACAAAGCGGATATTCTGTATCACTTGGTTATAATCGTATTGTTCAGCAGACCGGATATGTTGACCGCTATCGTCGCGGCGTAAAGCGACAGCAGCACAGTGTTACAGTTTCATGGCTTACTGATCGTGCAGGCTATGAAACGCTTGTAGCTTTCTATCACATATGGATGAACTCAGGCACATATTTTCTAGCCGACTTGATTGTGGATGGTGCTGATTTACAGGAATATCGCTGCAATATGGCCAGTGGGATGCAATTAACCCAGATTCAGGGTCGTGCTTACTATGTTTCTGCGCAGTTAACTGTCCAGGCTAAAAAGCGCGACCAGGCTATTGACGAGATTATCGGGATTGGTGTTCTTGATCTAGCAAATCCATTAGCAGAGCTTGTGAATGAGGATTTACCTCGCGCAGTAGGTGTTTAGTATGGCTAACCCAAATTCGTTCTTTTTAACCAATACAGCATCAGTCGCAAAGATTGATGCTATTGAGTTTTATCATCCCGATTTTGGCTATTTGCGGTTTCAGTATTACGACGAGGAGGGATTAGATTTAAAACATGAAGATGCTTCTACTAAGCACTACTATTTTGAATCTTTCGATATTGCGCGCGGAAATACAACATCCGACCTAGACCAAAGCTTTTCAGTAACTTTCTCTGACTACAATGATTTTTTAAGAGGCAATATTGATTCAATTCAAGACATGCAGCCAATTTTATTTTCATGGCGACAATACCGGTCAGATGACTTGAACAGTCCAATGTTTATTCAGCGAGATTTGCATATTGTTCGGGTGAATTATGATAGCTCTGGATTGGTTACATTCGAGGCATCGGCAGAGCAATTGAATAATGTAAAAACTGGCGACTCTTATACTTTAGATAGGTTCCCAACTTTGCGAGGTGCCGTATGAGTCTTGATAAATACTTCGGCAAAACATGGACAAGGGAATATACATGCCATTCCCTTGCTTCTGAGGTGTGGGAGGACTTAACAGGGAAAGCAATGTCTATTGGTCAATATGAAAATATTGATGAGCCTGAATCACCTTGCATTGTTTTTATGTCAAACAGTCACCGCAAGGATTCGCATGTTGGTATATTTGTAGATGGGCGTGTAATCCATTTATCTGTTCGCGGTGTGCAATGGATTCCTGTAGAATTACTTAAAATGGGATTTAAAGAAGTGAGTTTTTATAAATGAGAAATGTTCATATTATTCATGATATTTATGACATTAAGAGCAAAACTAATGCTTTTGTAGAAAATCCACTTTCGTATATTAAATCGGAATTTAAAGAGGGATTTCCGGAACATGCTCGCGTTTATAAAGGCACGGTGTCTGTAGCTAACGATATAACAGATGAGCTAAAAAAAGACGAGATGCTTATCAATTTAATTGATGAAGATATCTGGATTGTGTTGTATCCGGCACTTGAACCATTGACTATATTTTTAATCGTTACTGCTGTACTTTCTGCATCACTAAGCATCTATACGTTCCTAACGCAGCCATCACTTGATATTCCTGTATCTAAATCACCTAACAACGAACTATCAAATCGCGTAAACCAGTTACGCTTTAATGGCCGTGTGCCTGAAATATTCGGAACATTGCGAAGCACACCGGATTTAATTTCAGCCCCAATTCTCTACTATCGCGAGGATGGCGTAGAAATTGAGGATGCGCTTTATTGCATAACGAAAGGCTATGTAAATGTCTTGGATATTAAGGACGGTGATACTTTCGGTGCAACTATTCCAGATTTTCAGGCTGCTGTATACGAGCCAAACTCAAGCCTACTAAGTTCACCTCAGATTGAAATTGGCGGCTCTTTTACTGATTTGCCTTTAATTGGTCGAAAGAGTGAAGCAATTACAGGGCAGTCCTTGCGTGACCCTACACAATCAGTAATTGATACCGTTTCGGCAGGCACTGCGTATCCTCAATATCCAAATAGAATCTACTTTCCAGCAGGTGGCTTAAACTCGCTATTCAATGTTGGTGATTCAGTAGTTGTTTCTGCTGACACCTTTGGTGTTGATAATGCACCCTTGTCCGGTTCTGCTAATGTTGAGCAGGTTGGCATCATCACCGTTGGCACTCCTCAAAATATCAATAACCCGAACGACTTTAAAAAGATTCGGATTAATACATTACTTGTTCAAGATGCAACAAATGGCCTTGTCGACCTTTCAGGTCTTTATGATGTTTCCTCTATATCTAAAAGCGGTTCTTATGCTTACGTCATTGCCCTACAAAACCCAACATCAGTAAACCCGAACTGGTCATTATTAAGTGATGACGGTGTTGCAAACATATCATCGGAGTTGATGGCCAACACAATGTCGATTTCAATTTCTGGTGAATATCAAAACATCACGGCAGTTGAGTCAAACTATATTGAGCTTGAGATTCCAACATCACTTCAATCTGAGTGGAACAAGCTGCAAGGTGTTGTTGTAAACAACTTGAATATTGACCTTTCAAAATTCACTGAAAACTTTCTTGGCTGGTTTTATCTTGAACAACAAGATATTCAGCGGCTAATCTTCAATCTATATTTCCCTAAAGGCTTATTCTCTGTTCGTACTGACGGAAAGAATGCCGCACAGGATGCGAGCTATTATATCGAGTATCAGCAGCTTAGCAATGGAAATCCAGTAGGCACGATATACAACACATCGGGTTATTTGTTAGAGCAAGAACAGGCAGCGTTTGGGAGATCCAAAATAATTGATTTGCCTTCTGTTTGGACAGGTGGTGCAAGATTCCGCATAAGAAAAACTTCATTCAATCAGTATCAGCGTATAGCTGTCTACGATGAAATTAAAGTTAAGTCTGTTTATGCTTGCGCTTTTGCTCCCGCTGTAATTGGAAATGATGTGACATTTGCCCGTTCACGTACTGTTGCGACTGATGGCGCTTTGGCGGTTAAGGAGCGTCGATTCAACGTTCTTCTTCAACGTCGACTGCCATTGAACGGAACTGGTCCTTTAGTTGCAACTAATAGCGGGGCGCAGGCCCTGATTTATCTTGCACTAGATAACAAAAATGGTCGACGTCGATTGGATGAGGTGGATATTGCTCAAATCATTGCCGAGGAAAATGCAGTTAAAGCTTATTTCGGCAACCCGAAAGCTGCTGATTTTAGTTTTACACTTGATGACAACAACCTTTCTTTTGAGGAAATTGCGGGTATCGTTGCATCTTCAATATTCTGTGAAGCATATCGTTTTGGTAACAAATTGCGTATGAGATTTGAGCAGCCGCAACAAAATGCCGTTGTTCTATTCAATAACGCAAATAAAGCGCCACTTTCAGAGAAGCGCACAAAGTCACTTGTGATTGATAATGGCTATGATGGTGTCGAATTAGAGTACACCAATCCAGATGACGATACTCGAATCAACTATGTTGCTAGTGATGTTCCTAATCCAAATAACCTGCTTAACATTAAAACTTCTGGTATCCGCGACCATGACCAGGCAAAAACAAGAGCTTGGCGAGAGTGGAATAAGCTAAGATATAGAAGGGTCACTTGTGAGTTTGAGGCATTAGAGGAGTCTGAATTATTGACCCGTAACGATCGAATTCTCGTTGCTGATAATACAAGGATTGACACGAAGGATGGAATTGTTGAAGTTGTTGATGGTTTAACTCTAACCCTATCTCATGAGGTTGAAGCAGGCTCTTATACAATATCACTACAGCTATCAAATGGCTCAATTGACAACATTCCATGCACTTATATCGATGAATATTCAGTCTTGTTGAGCAGAGCGCCAACTATCACATTAATCCCTGATTTTACTACCTATCAATTGATAAAGAGTGGGAGTGACACCGTGAATGCATTCTTGGTGACAGAAATTCGCCCACAAGGTAAAATGACAAATATGCTTACGTGCGTTAATTACGATTCACGTTATTATCAAAAAGATAAAGATTTTTTCTAGGAGTTTTAAATGGCTGATATCGTTACAAGACGTGAGCTAGAGGACGCTAAGGTTGATGCTAAAGATCTTGGCAAGGCCGTAAACGAAAAAGTAATCGTTAGCCCTAGATATGGGGGTGATTTTAAATCACTTCCTCTTCTGTCTGACGAAGCTCAGTCATCCATTAATGGATGGGATGAAGCAATTAGACTAATTACCCAAGAGGAAGGCGTTCCCGCTCTAGCTGTATCTGACTCTAGTGGTAAGACGCAGCAAGCAATTAACAACTCAAGCCTGAACGATGTTCGTCATATTTCATTATTTAGCTCCTTTGTTGAGGCATCTAATTGGTTGAAGGGTGGTGTGGGCCGCTTAGTTCGTCTTAGCCCTGGTGTTAGATATACTTTACCAGCTAGTGTCGATATATACTTCAATCAGTACATTTGTGAGCAAGGTTTTGCGGAAGTTATTGTTCCTGACAGTTGCAACCTACGTTACCTTAATAAAGCAGATGGCTCTGACAGTATTTTCTTAGAGGGTATTCGATTTATAGTATTGGGCAAGTTGGGCAATAGCTCAGGGCCTTCAACTAGCAAATGGGTTTACCATACCGATCAAAGATCAACATCCCCTGTGAAGCGGGTTCATTTAAAGCGCATGCGCATTCTTTCCCTAAGAAATGTTAACGACCCTGAATCATATTTTGATGATGTTAATAAAACGCGCTGCATTGGGTTTTTACCTGTCGAGTATTCTGAGCATTCACATGTTGAGGATGTAGTACATTATGGTCTACGCATATTCTATGCTTATCGAAGCTCTAACGCACTGGCCACCCATTTTGAGAAAGATATTATCGGATTTAACTGTGAAACTAATGTCGCTATTAACGCAGGTGCTGGCTACCTTGAGGGCGCTGCCGATAATGTAAAAATCTACAATACAGCGGTGCAAAAATCTTATTATTACAACATGGTGAATGTCACTAATGTTGCAGGATTAGATGCCATGTTGGTTGGGGGTAAACACAGTGGTAAATTTACAGCGAATAATATCGGTGGTAAGAATATTATTGAGCGTTCACTGTATAACCAATCTGGTAACGCGTATCTTTCAAATATCGACGATGATGGAAGTTATAGCCCACTTAACACGAAGGGTGGTGAAGGCATTGTTTATGTGCGTGGAGTTACAGGGAGAAATACTGGCAGTGGTGGTGGTAAGTGCCCTATTTATGGATTCTCTTATGCGGAGTGGTCTGATTTTGACATCCCCGACAATCCTAAAACTGTGAATACTTGTTTCACCTTCGCGGGTGGGGGTGAGTATGTAATCAAGAACGGTACAATCCGAAACTTAGGTACTCCATTCTATTTGTCCACGTCTGGAGGGGTTGGGATTGATAAAATAACTATTGAGAATGTAGTTATAACCAACTGTTTTACAAGCTCTAGGGCAAACGTGTGGGCGCCACTTACAACACTAAGCGGAAATTTGGGGGAGTTAGTCTTTAAGAATAATGTTCATGATGTTGGGGCAGCAGAACCATCAGAAATATTCGCGACAGCATTTGACTTAAAATCTGTGTTGAAAGCCAATATTCAGGGTGGTTCTGCTGTTTCTAGTAACTATCCATTTAACGCTTCTGACTGCCCAGATATTACGGTGAAAGATATAACTTTTGATGTTTTGAGTAATACCACATTGTACAACGCCTTTACCCGCATGGAAAATGGTGTAGGGTTCAAAGCAAATGATTTTGATTTTAAAGTAAACTTTTTGAAAACAACTGATGTCGTAAAGATAAAGGCGACTGCAAGATTTCAAGGGTTCTCTGAATCTCAAATCAATTGTACCCCATCTTGGTCTGAGATGTTTTTTAGTGTACCTATTTTAGCTACAGGTAATGCTGCACGTAGGTTATTTAAGCTGGATGTTTACTCATTTAAAGCGATTGTGACTTTCAAGCAAT